ATAGTTAAGTTACCGCTTACAACTAAGTTGTTAGGCATTGTAACATCATTCGTAAATGCAAGAGTTGTAGTGTTACCTACAGTTGTAGCTGCAATTTGATTTGCAGTTCCATTTATTGTTGTTATACCTTGGTCAGTCCAAGTTGCTGTTATTACGTTAGCATCTTGTTGAGTTAGGCTTAAAGTCTTTGTTGATGTACCAGTTACCGCAGCAGATACGATAGAACGATTGTAAGCTATATCGTATTCACCTAATTTAACAGTAGTAGGAATCGCATAACCAGCAGTTAAGCTGAATACACCACTATTGTTAGCGTAAGATAATCCAGTCGCAGATGATGATAATGCAAGTCTTGCACGAGCATCTGTATAATATAAGTTTGTGCCTTCTGCTAAATCTGTAGTAGTCTTTGCAGCTAAAGCACTATTGAATCTTGCTTGAGTATAGTAAAGGTTAGTTCCTTCAGCTAAATTAGTAGTACTCTTATTGCTAAAAGCAGTATCAAATCTTGCTTGAGTGTAATATAGGTTTGTACCCTCTGCTAAGTTAGTTGTAGTTGAAGCAGCTAAATTAGTTGTGAAATTAGAGTTGCCTCTCGCTTCTGTCCAATATAAGTTAGTTCCTTCTGCAATGTTTGTTGTAGTCAAAGTAACTGAACCACCTAACGATACTGCTTGACCATTAATAGTTATTGAGCTATTAGTCAAACTTGCATTAGGAATAGCAGCTAAGTTAAAAACACCAGTTGTGTTATTGTAAGAAAGGCCAGTTCCAGCAGTCACGCTTAAAGCAGTTCTTGCTCTTGCATTAGTAAAATACAAGTTAGTAGCACCTTCTGCTAAATCATCTGTATCACTTGCCGCAAGGTTAGTTGCAAAGTTTGCATTACCTCTTGCAGTTGTAAAATAAAGATTCGTTCCTTCTGCCAAGTTTGTTGTGCTCTTAGCAGCGAAAGCTGAATCAAATCTACCTTGAGTATAGTATAAATTGCTACCTTCTGGTACAACGCTTGTAGTTCCAGTAAAGTTACCAGTTAAGGTTGCAGCACCATCATTATAAGTCCATGTAATTCCAGTACCATTTTGAATCAATGCTGCTACAGTATCATCGATAAGGTCTTTAATTTGTATTCCACCACCAGTAATAATCAAGTCGCCAGTAATAGTTAAATCACCATTAACAGTTGCAGCTAAAGTAGAAAGAGATAAAGCAGTGTTTACCCCAGCACCATCTTGAACTGGCTGTAAAGTACCACTTACTCCAACATTATTAGCACCAATCTGTAGTACTTGTCTATATGTATTTTTTACCGCTTTACCTTGAAGAGTAGCCATTATATTTTAATTTTTTTTATTTTATTAACCATTTTATATAGTTCTTCTGAAGCCGACAAGAATAAGAATGGTCTATGGGGCAAATTTACTAAATTTCCATTACTCCGTTTAAAACTTAACGCATAGCCCTCAAGTTGATTCATATTAAGGTTTCTATACACTGGAATTTGAAAATCATTACCAGTACCAAACTCTACAAAAGGTGAGTAATTAGACCTTCTACCCATACGACCTCGAGAACCAACCTTTGCTCCTGCGTTCATATTGTAAGGAGTGCTATAAATAGAAGCCTTTAATAAACCAGTTTTACCTTGCGGTGCCCTTGCTCTTGCGTTATTTTCTATAGTTATAACAGACTCATTGATTATCTTCTGAACTTGCTGAGTAACTAAAAATGGTGCCTCTTTTAACCTTTTTGATAGGTTAGTAATACTTGCTGTTTTATTTATAGTAAATGACATTAAGTAGTTTCCCAGGTTGTACTAATATTCTCCCAGAAAGCAGTAATACTATCCCAAGTACCAACTCTCTTTAATGTAGAACAAGTGATTCTCAAAAAGTTATGACCGTCAAATTCATCTATTACGCTGCTAATCAAGTAGATATTGCTATCATACAAAATAGTAAGGTCATTAGAAATAGAGATACTATTGGCATCTCTTATCCTAAAAACAATGTTATCTGATATAGAATCCTTACCAGCTATGTTTGTCTTGTTTTGATTATCCCTAAATATCTCAGCCCAACAAGTATAGTAGTCAACATCAGTTAAGATTTGACCACCAGCACCATCAGATTCTGAAACCTTAGATTGGAAAGTAATCCTATTTTTAAGTCTACTTATCATTATAATATTATGCTTACTCGTTTATAAGGCTTCATTAGTTCGTATGCAGATGCTATATTAGCATTTGGTTTGCTATCCTCAACAGAAGATTCTCTGTAATCGTATAAATCAGCAAGTATCTTATACAAAGCTGTTTTCATTATAGCAGGAGTAGTTGAGTAACCACAAGTATAAGTGAATCTAAACTCCATGTGAGTAAAGGAGTTCATGTATAGCTTCTTGTAAGTGGTGCCTAAGATATTGTACTGAGGTATAGTCATTTCTGTCCAATCATTGTTATCCCAATATTCAACCTTAGTGATATTGTTAAGTGGAGCATAAGGTAATTCTATAAACTCATCTACATAGGCTACAACTTGTAAAGTACGAGCTGTCATAGCCACCCCAGCATATTTTTCTAATCTAACCCTTGCAGCCACTATTAAAGAGCTAATTAAGTCGTTATCATCATCAAAGTCAACCTTTAGATAGTTCTTAGCTTCGGCCAATGTTATTGGTTCTGAAACTGGCTCTATTGTGGTTGTGACATCCCTTATAATCTGCATATACCGATATTTTTACAAAAATAACTAAAATATAGTAGACATAAAAAAGGGGCAGCTTTTGGCCACCCCTTTATATTTGAGTTAATCTAAGATTAAGCTACGTTACCGAAATCACCATATACAAACGCACCAGCGTAGTAGATAGGGAATGCGATTCTTGCCTCAACACGAACTGTAATCATGTTCTCGATAGCGTTGTTACCATCTTGGTCAAAGAATTGAACAGAGATACCGTTACGTTGCATGATTTGAGCACCCATTGACCAGTCTCCTACTAAGAACTTATCAGCAGTCATTGCTGTAGACTTGAAGATAGGAATACCAGCGATAGATAATTGACCATCAGTTGTAACCACTGTAGAACCTGGTAAAGAGTACGCAGAGTTAGTGTTCTTAGTGTTCACGATGTTAGCCCAATCTGTAGGGTTAATCAAGATACCAGTTGCAGAGTAGTTACTTGCTTCTACTTGTGCGATAGCTTGTACTAATTGCTCAACATCTACAGTTGCAGCACCAGTTGGAGCAGCAGCGTTGATAGTCAAACCAGTCAAGTTAACACCAGAACCAGAACCAAATAATAACTGAGCATCTTCAGCTACTAAGTATTTCTCTAACAAACGAGATTGTAAGAAAGAAGTCATAGCAGGAACGTCATCTAACATTTGGCGAGAGATTTTAACGTAACCAGCGATAACTTGTGCAGGAGCATTAACCATGCTGATATCGAAATCAACTTGAGCCTTTGCACTACCTTGAGTTTGGTTAGCAGGAGCACCTTCACCACCAGTTTCTTGAGGGAAAGTAAATAATCCTTGAGAGATTGTACCTACTGGTAACAAACTTCTAACGTGGATTTTACGAGAAGGTAAACCATAAACTTGGTTAGCATACTGACGAGGAATATCTCCAGTCAAGTTAACTGCTTCTGTCATGTTACCTACTGCTTTAGTGTCCATAATGAAAGAAGTGTTCTTCATTTCACCACGACCTAATTTTGCGATGTTGTCCGCATTCTTTTCAATTTGCTCACCTAAAGTGGCATTGAAACCTTTAAATTGATTTTCGTTCATTGTTTTACGATTGCTTTTTGCCTCTAATTTGTCTGCAGCATCTTTAACTACAGAGATTTGAGATTTTAATTCTTCTAATTCAGTTTTTAAGCCTTCTACTGCTACTGCACTTTCAGCTTTTGCATTTTCGATTGCTCCAGATACTTCTGTTTTGATGCCTTCGAATGCATTTTTAATTTCTTCTACCATTAGTTGAAAATTTTAAATGATTGTAAATATTTGTTTACCTCTAATTCAATGGAAACCATCGGGTCATCTTCATCTTCCAATGCCTCATCTTCTGATTCCCCTACTGGTTGCAACTCAGTTGGAGCATCTACTGGCGGTTGTTCTTCTGAAGCGACTGATTCATCTTCTTCCATCTCAGCAAGATATTGTTGTAATTGCTTGAGCTTTAACTCTAACAAACCAAAAGTTTCGTCAGTATAGAAACCATTTCTCAATGACTTGATAGTTTTAGCTATCTCATCAATTAGAGTTGACTTAATTTCAGACTTAACCATAACGGTTGGCGTATTAGAATTGGCACCCCATAAAACTGAGGAACCTTCAAACAATTTAATTTCTTGAATCTCGTTATATCCAGATTTAGCTTGAGACTTTACAGTCTGGAATCCAATGCTATGCTCTGTGATATGACCGTCTTTATACAACTCATAAGTATCTCTACCTAAAGTTGTATTAGGCATCTTAACGATTGCCTTTAAACCAAAAGCATCTTCCACCAATTCCTTTGGCTTAGCTACTGGTTTGTCTGTAGAATGGTTGAACAAGTGCCAGATTCTATTCTTTGCTTGTGGGCCATTCTCTTTAATAGACTTTGTAAATGAGCCTGGCATAATTACATCGCCATCGCTATCTACATTACCAAATGCAGAATAGTAAACCTCAATGGTTCTTGTGTCATCAGCCATATCGACTGGTGCACCACTAACTGCTTTCTTGTTATAAAAATTACTCATATATTTTTGTTTAAGCAATAAACACCGTACAACATCTACAGTTACAATTATTCATTGCACCTCCGTTTGCATCATGTGCGTATTGCATCTCAATTACTCCTCTTTCTGGCGTATTCACAAGGAACGGCTGATTAATCGGTATTCTTACTCCTCCTGCATCTGGATTGGTTTGTCTATCCAATGCCCTATGCCAACTTCTATACCTATTATTCTTAGCAGGATAATCTGCTGCCACCCATTGCTTCAGCAAAGGTATGTTAACAAATTTAACTGCACCCATCATACCAGCACTTAATGCTTGATGTGATTCCGTTCTTGCAATCAGCAGACTCCTTGCGTTGTTAATTTTCCCTTCTTGTAGGTTTTTAATCGCAAGTGAATTAACCTCGTTAAGACTCAAGTTATTTTCTTGTCCGTATCTAATAGAGCCGTTCAATATCCTTGTAATCTCATTCTTGGTAGTATTTTCAATTCCGTACATCTTAGTTCCGCTATAGGTTGTCCAATAAGACAACATAAAAGCCAACCATTCATCCATGATGTTCAGAGGGTCTAAATCTACTGATTCTTCTTTTTTAAACTTGTCAAATATCTTTTCATACGTCATGGCAGTATATCCACCAGTCGTCTCGTACAAAGTTCGTAAAATATTATTAATCTCTTTGCCGTCAAACAACGCATTCTGATTATTGATAGTTTGCTGAACTCCGTAGTCCTTAACCAACTGAGCAGCCTTGTCAAAGTCAGATTGTAAAGCAGCCAATATTTTAGGCTGATACTCTCTTACTGACTTCCTTGCAATCTTTTGCTGCAAAGCGAACTGCTGAGAAGGAGTAACTATCTTAGCCATTATTCTTTTCCGTCTA